CAGATAAACCACATCCAACAACAATTATATCATAATTGTTTAATACCATTATTATTATGTATAATACTTATATTTAGAAATGCATATTTGAACGATTACAAATATGTATTAGTTATTATTCATCTTCCCTATTTTCTTCAGTAATCTCAACTTGAATATTTTCAAGCACTTTTTCCTGCTCATCAAGTTCAATTACTTTTTGATCTTCAATATCTTCACAAATTGTGTCTGCATCTATTGATCTATAATCTTCATCTATCGTATTGAATGTTTTTGGAATACTTAAATATGCACTGAATACTCTTTCATCTTGAATTGAAGCATTCGCTACAACAAATGAAGCATAGAGCTTCATAAATATTAATAATATTGAACTTAGTAATGGTGTAACTGTAGCTGCACCAGCCCAGTGTGATGCTATATCACCCACAGATACTCCTATGTTTATTACCTGTAATCCTGCACAAAACTTTGTTGTTGTTAAATATTTCGTATTTAATTCTGCCATGCGTTTTTTTATTATTGGATATTTTTCAATCTCTTCATCTAAATTGTTATTAGGCTTCTCTGGATCAATATCCAAATATTGAATTGCCCAATTTTCTCTACTAATCTCAGCATAATAAAATGCTAGAAATACTAGAAAACTAAAAGCATTCAAAGAAATAGCAACCCGGTGATATAATTCATCATCATATATATTATCTGCTAAACTACATACCCCCTCTTTGCATTCGCGCGGAATAAACGCAGTCAAAAAAGTTCCCATAAGTATTTTATAAAACTCCAAACCAAAAGAAATAACAGCGTTCATTCGCTGTTTACTATCCTGATCAACATGCATGGCTTTATAAAATAAAGAAATATTATATACAAAATTATTAATTTGCTAATATATCATATCATATTCTAAACTTTTGTAGTAACGCACTTCATCATCTGCATCTTTTTCTTTTGCCTCTTCGATTCTTGCACGACGCTCGTAACCTTTATTATAGTTCTTGTACTTTTTACGCATGGGTTTTCGTCGAATTGTCTTCATTTCACTATCACGAAATGGAGGTTCTTTATAATTATTATCTTGTTTCTCATAAAACCATGCATGTACATGTCCTGGAACAATTACTTCTTCATAAAACTCTGATAGATCACTTCTAATATTAGACAAATATTCATCTATATATGGTTCTCCTAACTTCATCAATTTACTAGGTATATATTCAGGTGCAATGTCTACTACAATAACCTTTTCTTTTGCAATATCCATTGCATTATTTATAATTCTTTTACGTGCAAAACCTGGTGCTTCATGCATTAAAAACATACATGTTACAATATCAAACTCTTTCTCTGGTTCATAATACTCTGCATGACCAACTTCAAATGTTTTTCCAGGGAATTGTTTCATTGCTTCATCAATCATTTCTTGGCTTGCATCAATACCTACTGATCCAAAGACATTCGATGTAGAAAATCCCGTACCACAACCTAAATCTAATATCTGTTTATCTGGACCTTGACGATTTATAATTTTTTGCCTTACATCTATACCCCTATATACAGTATTATCAACCATCTTTGTAAAAGCTGGAGCTAATTTTGCATGTACTTTTCCAAGTACACCATGATTGCCAAAATTATGTATTCTAGGATCAAATGCATAATTAATTGGATTCCATGCTTTAGCTAGAGGACTAGCTAGTACAGTAACAATAGAGGATAAAGCTCTCATATTCAAGTGTGTTAGTAAATATTCTTTACACCCTTTATCAAAAATATCATTATTGAATTATATTTTAGATACCCGCTGGCATAACATCAACTAATGTAAGTTTATCAGAAAGCTCACCTGCAAGGTTTACTTTCAAGTCTTCTCTTATTGCATGAATATTGCCTCTGTGTAATCCTATCAAAAATAGTAATTTACAATATCCGGCCTCATATGTCATATCTTGTCCAGATACAACACTATTTTTATTTAAAAATGATCCGGTAGCATAATCACCTTGATCAACTCTTCCTTCTATACATTGTGATATATTTAATACTGCAATACCTTTGTCTTTTAACATTGCCAATACTCTAGTAAAATCTTTATTACTATCTGGTGCATCTCCTATACCAAAAGTTCTAATAATTACACCCTTTATTTTTGGATCAATATCCATGAATCTATCTGGTGAGGCACCACATAAAAATGCTGTATTCACTGCTCCTGGAGCTAATACATGTGTCAATACGGTTACATCTTCATCATATTCAATCACTTCTAGAAATGGAGAATTGCTGTATGATCCCATCGAACGAGTAATTAATGATGAATCTAATAAAACCTCTGGTGCATAACCAAAACCGCCTATATTTCTAAAATTAGGTGATCCAAATGCATCTATACGATTAGAACTAATCTTAACCGATCTGTTACCTCTCAAGATTCTATCTCCAAAAACAATAACCACTTCTGGTATATCATATAATGACACATAACGTAAAGAACAAAGCATATTATTAATACCATCATTGCGAACACGGCTTAATGGAATCTGTGAACCCGTAAATACTACAGGTTTTCCTAATCCTCTTAGTCCAAATGATAATGCAGAAGCACTGTATGCCATAGTATCTGTGCCATGTACAATTATAAACCCATCATAATCATTATAATGTTTTTTAATGGTATGAAGCATTTTGTTCCAATCTTTTGGAGTCATATTTGATGAGTCAATTAAAGGATCATATTCAATAATTTCGTATGGTGAAATCTTTTCTTCTCTCACCACACTATGCAATGCTAGAATCTGCTTTAACTGTTTCTCAAAATAACCCTTTACTGGCTTATATCCATCACCCGAATGTTTCATGCCGATAGTTCCTCCTGTGTAAATTATTAAAATCTTTCTATCTTGAGCAGCGCGTTCGCTAACACCAAAATCTTCTAATGTTCGAGGTTGCATTGCGGCTACTGCTGTTACTAAAATTAGTAATATTATTGCCCAAAAGTTAACCTTATCCATTTATAATAGAGTTTGATAAAAAAGTATTACTATTATCCATTAAATCAAATAATCTAATGCAATTGGACGACTTCCACTACCTATATCACATAAGTAATTAAACAAATGTCTTCCACTACTATTATCTACTAACCACCCGTTTTCATAAAGCTCCCATTTTTTCATCATAAAACTTACAGTTATTCTCGCTATATCTGGTTGATTCAATGACACATTTTCAGTGATCCATTGAATCGTATTTAATTTCTCTCCTAGTATATCACATGATGTACCATTATGATAATGATAATATACCGGTTTGTTGTAGAATGTAACATATTTGCCCAATCCATTCTTTGCTTGTTGTATGCATTTGCTCGTCATTTTGATTGAAATAATATAATTAAATACACATTATTTCAATTTAATAAAAAATGTAATTTATTATTTGGCATTGGAGACACGTTTTTTCCGGGTCTTTTTTGGTTTCGATAATTTTCGACGAGTTTTTTTTGGTTTCGATAATTTTCGACGATACTTTCTAGGTTTATTCTTTGCTTTTGATTTGTTATTATTTCGAGTGTAACGCTTATTTTGTCTTTTATGAACTCTTCTTGTTTTTCTCTTATGTTTCTTACCTTTGTGCCTGCCACCTCCCTGACCCTCAAGAGGCGGCGCGCGCGGCCACCTCCATGCCAGAACGTATTTAACAAATAGTCTTTTTGTTTTTCGGTCCTGGCCACCAAAGTAGCTACCATTAACAGTCTTTGGATTGACATCTCCTCTTCCTAGCGTAGTTAGGAGTAATGCTACTGCACTGGCAGGCTGATCATTATGAAGTCCCAATCTACCTTCGTTAGGCTCAAGAATCGGGGCATTTGGAGGCTCTGTTAATCGAGCTTCGGGTAGATATCCTCCATTGTTAGTCACACTAGTCAACGTCTGACAATAATCGCCTAGGAACTTTCGTAATCCATATTCTACAATACCCCTCCTTAAATCACGTACAGTGACAATGTAGCCTGAATTATCTGGCGCCAGTTGTTGAAAAAAATGATAAAAGGGGTACGGTGGTTTATTGTAGCCTTTCTGTTTGATAGTTTCAGAGTCAATTTTAAGCCTATGATTATCTGGGTGGGTTCTTACGATCCAGCAAACATCACCAATACTAGCACGTTGTTGAGGTGCCGGCTGGTAGATAAATGGGGGTTGTCCATTCTGTAGAACTTTCCCATCTATTGAGTATGGATAAATGTTCAGGACGTCAACGAATTTCATCAAAAAATAGAATGCGGTCTGTGCATCCATAGGTGAACTAGTGTCTATCTTCTTGAATATTGATTCGTCTTTTACTTGTCCTGTACCTTTAATCGTTTGGGGTGTCTGTGCTATGTTATTGATTAAAGGAGGATTAGGTTGGGGATCAGCGGGCCAAGTGTTTGTATCTTTTGCAGCGTCTGACGCGTAGTTAGAAAGTACATGATTACCGACTTTTAGATAAAATGATACTGTGATTATATTGATATTTTTTTGCTGGTCTGGTGTGGTTTCCATTCTAGTTCGCATCACAATGTCGCCATTGTCAGATTGCACGGTTACGTCTTGAATACCATACTCATAGCCAGACTGCAATGCATTCTCCAATGTGCTGCAGGTACTTTGTGGATCCATTACCGACGATGTAGGACAAAAGTGCATAGGCTTCTCCGTCTGTGGGTTATAAAAATTATCATTAATGAAGTAAGTGGCAGGAGACGCCTCTCTAGCTTTCTCTTCTGCGGGCCTACTCCATGCATTGGATATCATGAAACGTTGTTGTTCGTTGACGGCCCCCATGAAGAACTCCGGTGGTATAATAGCTGCACCATTATCAATCAATCGATAATCAACTGGCTCTAGAGGGGCATGGGCAACTTGTCCTTGCTGTACAGTTTTGGCGTTCTCTGGTTGTCCGTCAAGATATATCGGTTCTTCACTAGGCTTATTCTGTTTCATGCCTGACCAAACAATTTGAGTGCCGGGCTGGACCGCATCCAAGGCTCGACCAGTTAAAGCAACACAAACAGCTTTAACCATATTTTTTTCTAACGCACCTTTGCTAATGTCAACAAAAGGTCCATGAGTCCCCAATCCTTGGAGTGCTTCAGGATTCCCTGCTATATCTGGGCTGCTGTAATCTTCATATACATTAAGCTTGCTACCAATTACATCGGATAAGGAAGGGGATTTTGAGCCAGTTCCATCGAATAGATCGGCATTCGGTGCGAGATCTGGAAGCGTTTGCTGAGCATAGTTGATAGAAGATACTAATAGAAGAACGTAATATGCAACCTTCATATCCATATACGGATCATCACCGCCGCCTCCCCATTTCGGGTTCAGTTCATCTTCTTCTCTACTCACTTCTAGTTCCGGGTCTTCGCCCAATGAAACTATCGCAACCGCTAATTTATACACGAATTGTCTTGGCAGATCCGCATCTGGTGGTACCGCGATAGTTTGGGGTATAGGCATCATATTCTGCGGCAATGCCTTCACCCTAACAGAATAAAACTTAGCTACACCATTTATAAAAGCAGAGGAAGTGATAGGCGGCGGAGTTCCTACATAGCAAGGTACAAACACTCGCTGATATAGGATATTTACATTTTGTAGCGGTGCTCCTTCCCCTGGTTGACTTTGAGTTGCGAAACCGAATATCACAGCCAAATCAGTAAGCAATGCATTTTCGAA